GATCCATTAACTACCTCTTAAATTTTATTCATTTGGGTGAAAAACATTTCTAAAATGGTTCTCAAGCAAAACTTCTAAAATTCCCAGGCCTAGGATTATCCTAGGCCCCCGCAGGTAGGTTTGGAACTCCTACCATCGAGGTACTTAACGTACTTCGACCCACCTCCGTTTTATGTTGAACGTGGAGGAACGCTCTTTGCTGTCATAGCGATCTCTAAGATCCGATTGGCGAATCGAGTCATGAAACCACTCCAACAGACCGGCCTCGCCATCTACGACGTAGCTTTCGCTGCGCGGAGAGAGGTAAGGGACGCGCCTTTCCTTCACTTGGTAGTCGTGGTTTACACGCCACACCACAGGGTGATGGGGAAGGAAGGTCTCCCGGGCTAGGTACGGTGTAAACCGACCTAACTCGAGATCTGTTGGTAGCACGTTGGATAAAGGCAACCTAATGAGGGATTCCAACTCCTCATCAAGCTGCGGTATAAGGACCCATAGGCCGGCACGGTAACACCGGTTTCTGAAGTCCACCAACGAGGCTAGTTCAGCTGCATCGCGCTGTGACCTGGGAAGGTCTTGGCGGAGTCTTACGACGGAAACATCTGTCCCGCGGTAATATTCCGCACCACATGACTCCCGGAACTTTCCATTCCAGAAGGATTTGGCTCGGTTGACCTTGGCACCGAAGTGTTCAAGCCAATCGACTACAGCGCCAACCGTGTCTACAGGAACGATAATATCGTCACCATAGACTGAAAGGACACCCGGGAGATCCCGAGTGCGGAGTTTCGTACTCCGACTGTCCTCGATTCCACACAGAGACAAGATCGTGAAGATCATAGCCTCGAGTGGGAACGTCAGAGCAGATCCCATAGATGCAAATTTCTGGAGAGGTATAATACCCTCCCCAGGAACCTGCGCCCGATATGAGCGCGTGGCACGTAGGAAATCCCAGAGATGGGGCCACCGATGTACCATACGCCATACCAGGAACCAATGAACACGGTCCGAAGCCTCAGAGAGGTCAAGGGTACCGTGGGAGCCGGAGATGCTTGCCTCGCAAGCTAACATCTGATTCCGACTTTGGTCCTGGAAACCCAACACACTTCCTAAGGTGTGCTTGCCAATCCACTCATAAATCTCGCGCTTCAGCCCCTGTTGTGCATACTGCACGCTAGAGGGTTCGATCGCAATGATCCGGGGGGTGGCTTGGGTTTTCGGGACTGAGACAACCCTAACAGGTATCTCAGTATCAGTGGGAATGGGCAGGTCAGATGCCGCGTAACCAGTATTCCTGGTATAACGCCAGTACGGAAAAACACTTTCGAGTCTTTCCGTCCAGTAGTCATAAGAACGCTTCTCGAGTTGAGATTTGCGCTCAGCGACTGCACCCGGGCCATGCTTGGGGACCAACTCATAGTGCGCGATCTTGCGATCAAGCATAGAGAAAAGGTCACCAAAGAGCCTATCAGCCGTCCTCTCAAAAGAAAGGAGTTTTCCCCGGTCAATACGACCGGGAAGACCAATAAGTTCACCATCGGTACGGACAAACTGAGAGAAAGCAGCACGTTCCCTTTCGGGGGTACAGTCTCGCTCAATCTTATGGGACAGGTAGCAAACCTGCCTCACAGCCCAGACGCATTCCACGTCGGGGTCGTCCAGTATTCGACCATCCTTCCCGAAGATACGGGTGAGGAAACCTCGCATAAAAGCGGGGAGCCCTCCGTTCCTCTTGAAACCAAGAGGTTCGTGACCCGGCCACTGTCCTGTTTCGAGTCCCCTTTCGAGGGCTTTAGCAAAACGTGGCAGAGTGATAGTTAGGAAGCTATCACCCTCATCTTCCCATCGTACCGAGAGGTATGATACATCCCGGTCGATGCCGATTGAACAGTGCTGGCCTACCGAGGCCAGCACGAGGTTGTGGAGAGTTAACAGGCTTTTCATCATCCCCTTTCAAGGGTGGTGATCCAGCTCCGCCGCTCTCAGACACCTACCGTACACAAGTGGCTACAGGCCGAGGTTTCTTCTCTTTTGGAGAAGGTACCTCAGGAGTTTTAACTCCGCCTGCTGGCGTAGGTTGCGATACCTACGACAGACACCGTGAAGAAGCCGGAGATGAGGACTACGAGAAGCGCCGTAATGACGCCCTCCATTAGCTCTCACCGCCGAGCAACTTATCGATGTTAGCACCGGTGCTAGCCGTGAGGAACTCGCACAGATCGAGGATCGACTGCTTCAACTCAGCGTTGGAGAAGCCGAACTTGCCTCGAGACACCGAAATGGTGATCGTGCGGGTGACGGACTGATTGACCGCAGAAATGGGGTCAGCAGCCACCTTCGTACCAATACTGGTTACGAAGCTCCGGTTGGCAGTCTTGGAAGCCGAGTGACCGACGCGCACCTTAGAGGTGGCGTCTGCAACCGAGTACTCGTTGTACTCTTTACCCACGCTAACGCGTGGGTGGTTGGTCGCGGCTCCCGCAACCTTGACAGAAATAGGGTCAGCGAGCATGGAAGCCCTCCATTGTTTTGGAATTGGTAGAAAAAA